TACTTGGCGACGCCCTGCTTGACCAGACGGGCCTCGAGCTCGGGGTCGAACTTCTGAGGCCCGTCCGCGTTGGTGATGGGGACGACCTTGCGGCCGTTATAGTAGCCGAAGGTGCCCGCGATGATCTGGATCATGTTCATGCTCCTTTCTGCCGGCTTAGTCCGAGGTCAGGACATCGGCGACGATCCACGGGTTTTTGTTGTTGGGGATCAGCAGCGGGCGGCTGGAGATGGTCAGCGTGCGGGTGTTGCCCTCGGCGCTGGACACATACTTCGGCACGCGGCGGCCGGCGTAGGTGTGGAACTCGCCGTCGGCCTGCTCCACCTGAGACACGGCGCCGTAGCAGGTGCGGCCCGCAGCAGGGGCGGTGAGGATGCACTTGCCGCTCGGGATGTAGAGCTGATCGTTGCCGTCGTCGTCGGTGTAGGTCTCGTCGTAGGAGATCACGCTGATGATGCGGCCGTTGATGTTCAGGCGGGCCATGATGGCAGCGCCCGGCGCCAGCTCCTCGGGGGCCACAGAGCCCAGCTCATAGCGGCGGTTGTCGAGCATTTCCTTGATGTCGGGATCCTCGATGATAGCGTCGGCCACGTCAGGGGAGCACACGAGGTCGGCAGCGCGCAGGCCGCGGCTGGTCAGCATACGGGCCATCGCGCCGAGGTCGGCGCGGATCTTGGCGCCGCTGGCGTCCCACTTGGTAGTCGGGGTGTAGGTGGCGGGGTTGGCGTCCTCAGAGTAGAAGCGGATCTCCATCTCGTCGCCCTTGTCGACGTCGTCGGCGATGTGCTTCATGATGCAGCCGTTGGTCAGCATGGTCTCGGCGGCCATGGCCTCCTCGCGGTTGGTGATAAGGTCGCCCAGCTCGTCAGCGTCCCGCACAATGAGCACCTGCTGGCGCTGCTCGGGGGTGAGCTGAGAGTACAGAGCCTCACCGAAGCCGCGCTTGCGCAGCTCGTCGAGGGTCAGGGTGCGGCGGGGAGCCACGAAGGGCGGGGTGTACCGCTCCATGGTGTAGCCCTTGCGCAGGATGGTGACGCCGCCCTTGCGGGGAGCGACGAAGGGCGCGAGCTTGCGCACGCCGTCACGGTACTCGACCAGCACATCCTCAGTGGCGAAGATGTCGCTCGCGTCGTTGGTCGGGAAATAGCGGTCGCGCAGGAAGGTCGCCGCAGGGGCGAGCTGCTGCACGGCCATGAGCAGCGTGTGGGTGTCGTAGAAGTTAAAAGGCATGATCTTGTCCTCCTTCTCTTAGTAGTCCAGCGCGTCGCTCAGCAGGATGCCGGCAGCGCGCAGAGCTTCCTCGTCGGCGGGCTTCAGGGTGTAGCTGGAGCCGCCGAAGATCAGCTTGTTGCGGGCGAAGTGGCCGGTGCGGTAGGCGGTGGCCTCCACGTCGGCGTCGGTGCCGACCTTGGTGTCGTCGCAGAGGATGGCGTTGGCAGTGAGGGTCTCGTTGCTCTTGGCCGTGGTGCCGAGGGCGACCATCTTGCCGTCGCCTGCGGTGCCGCCGGACAGGGCCAGAACGGTGCCGCGCTTGAGGGTTGCCTCGGCGCTGGCCTCCTTGCGGATGGTCACGGTGAACACGTCAGCGACGGGCTCGTTTGTGACGATCAGGCCGTCGTAGTCCACGGTGCCGAGGTTTTCATCCAGTCTCTTGCTCATTACTTCTTACCTCCGTTCTTGGTGGTGTTGTAGATGCCGACGATGGCGTCGACCTTGGCCTTGTCGTCGGCCTCGCTGCCTTCCTCGCCTCCGTTGGGGGCGGCTCCGACATCGGCGGCGCCGGACTCGGCGTTGTCGTTGGCGGCGTCCTTCAGGTGCTTGGCTCCGAGGGCCGCCTGCTTCTGCATGGCCTTGAGCGCGAGCTGCTCAGCGGTGCAGGTGTTCTCGCCGTACTTGGCGTCCCTGACGAGCTGAGCATCGCCCACGCTGGCGGCGATGCTGTCGATGGCCTCGATGCGGGCCCGCTCCTGCGCGATGGCATTTGCGACGGCCTGCTGCTCGATCTGAGCGACGAGGTCGGGGTGCTGTGCTCTCATTTCTTCGAGAGTCATGGGCTCATCTTCCTTTCTGTTTTCGCCGCCGTTCCCGGTCGGCTTATTTCCAGCCGCCGGGGCGGCGTGGATGCTGTTGATGCGGATGGTGCTCGGGATATTGTGCAGGCCCTTGATGTTGTGCCGGATCCCGGCCACGAGGAGCACCTGCTTGTCGGCGCTCACGCTGACATCAGGGCCGTCGCCCTCGAGCAGGGTGTCGGCGAAGCCGTTGTCGATGGCTTCCTGCCCGACCATCCATGTCTCGCGGGTCATCATGGTGCGGAGCTGATCGACCGCGATCCCGGTCTTGGCGTGGTAGATCTCCGCGATGGCCCGCTCGCTGGCGTCGAAGTCCTTCTGGAGCTTCTTCAGGTCTGCGAGGGTGTAGTAGTCCATCAGCAGGCCCGCGACGCCGTGGATCATGACCATGCTGCCGGGGTAGACCTGCACCTCGTCGCCGGCGCAGGCGATGACGCTGGCCGCGCTGGCAGCGATGCCCTCCACGATGACGACCTTGTGGCCGCTCAGGCCCTTGATGGCGTTGTGGATGGCGATGCCGGTGTAGAGGTCGCCGCCGGTACTGTTGATCTTGATGGTGATGTTGCTCTTGCCCTTGACGGCCGCGAGATCCTCCATGAAGCTCTCGGGAGCGATATAGAGGCCGGGCTCGGGCTCACCTGTCCACCAGTCCACAGGCTGACGGGCGACGACATCGCCATAGAGGACGATCTCGCCCGAGTCCTCGCCGACGCTGGCGATGTTCCAGAACTTCGTCGGCGTCTGCTGGACGACCTGCGGCCCGGCGCACAGGCGCGGGGTGTTACTCGTTTTCATGCTTGTCCTTGTCTCCTTCCTTGATGGTCTTTTCCACCTCGGCGACGATGGCAGCGCGCCGCACGGCAGCCGAGAGGGATGCGCCGGCCACTGATGTGCCGCCGGAGTCGCCGGTGCTGCCGGTGTCTCCCTGAGCCGCCCGCAGCTTCTCGTTTTCCCGGGCGAGCTGGTCGATGTTGGCGTCCCACTGGCCGCCGTTGAGCCGGATCGTGGCCTGCTCGCGGGTGGTGATGCCCTCGCCGATGGCGAGGATCTCGGCCGTGATCTCCTTGGTCGGGTCGAGCTGCCCCTGCGAGGGGCCGATCCACTCGGCGCCGAGGTAGGCCGCCCGGGTTGCCGGGTCAGAGAAAAAGCCCGGGGCGCTAATGCGTCCGCGGGCCACGGCCTCGGCGATGAAGATCTCATAGATGGGGGTGCAGAAGTCATCGACAAACCACTTGCGCCTCATGCGGAAGGCTTTCCACGCCTCCAGCAGGGCGGCGCGGCTGGCGCTGTACGAGCTGTTGAACGCCTTGAGGAGCAGGTCGGCCGGGATCTCGAGGGCTGCGCCCACCTGCTCGCAGATGGCACGCAGGAAGCTGTCGAAGCCGCTGGCCGGTCGCTTGGGGTCGGCAAAGGTGACATCCTCGCCGGGCTCCATGATGTTGATCTGCCCCGGGCCCATCTCGTACTCGTTAGGATCCCGGCTCACTTCCGGCAGGCTGCTCCCCACCTCGTTGAACGGGTTATCGCCGGCGCCGGCCTCGGTCTTGATGAAGGCCGTGAAAAAGCTCTCCACGACGGCCGCGGTCAGCTCGCTCTCGGTGTAGCGCCGGAGCTGGAGCAGGGGCTCGATGACCTGCGCGAGGTAGCTGACGCCTCTGTACTGATCCGGGCGCTCGCTCTCCATGATGTGCAGGATGTTCGGGAGCCCTGTGCGCCGGCCGTATGCCTCCACGCGGGCCCACTTGGTCGCCGCTGCGCCCAGCTCGAAGGGGTAGGTGCTGCGGATGTGGTAGGCGACGATCTGGCCGTTGCCGTCCACCTCGACGCCGTCGAAGATGGTGTTGCCGTTGGCCGCCTTGCCGGTAGTCAGCAGCATGGGGGTAACGATGCCGGAGCTTGTCGGGGTCGCCACGCGGTCGGCCTCGATCAGGTGGATGCGCAGCGAGTAGGGCATGAGAGGCGTCGGGTCGTACTGCTTGACGACCGCGAACACGTCGCCGCTGACCAGCCACGAGGCGAGGGCGAGCTGCTGCATGGCTGCGAAGTTATTGACGCCGGTGGCGTCGCACGCCCTTTTGTTGTTGGCCCACAGGTTGAACTCGCGCTCGGCCTGCGCCTGCCATGCGTCCGCGGCCTCCTGTGTCATGCCGAGCGCCTCCCGGTCGATCCGGCTCTTGAGCTGGAGCCCGATGCCGACCACGTTGGTGCGGTTGGTGCGGATGGCTGAGGTGGCGATGGGTGCGGCCATGTAGAGCATCCGGGCTCTCTGCCGGAGCGTCCAGTTGTGGGCGTCGATGTCCTCCTTGGGGCTGCCGCTGAAGGCCCTGAAGCCCTTGGTCGACCGCTTGTGCCAGCTCGCGCCGGCGTCGCCGTAGCCCTTGTTCACGGGGCGGGGGCTCTGCCGGCCGCTCTGCGGTCGGCTTTTGTTCTTTCGTCTGCTGATGGTGCTCACCTCCTTCAGGTAAAAATGGCCGGCGCCGGGAGAAAAGGAGCGAAAACTCCCGGCGTCAGCCTATGAAAAAAGCCCCTTTCGGGGCTTCTTTCACCAGTCACGGGGGACGACGCCCACGGCTTTGCGGGGGCGCTGCCCGTTGAGTAGGGCCTCGAGGGCTGCGATGTCGTCCTCGAGCTCCTTGATGGCCGCCCGGATGGCGGCGAGGTCGGTGTTGTAGCGGGACAGGTTGCGGGATCCGATGCCATAGCTCTGCACGCCGCCGCTCAGCATTTCGGCCTCCCGCTTCAGGTAGAGCTCGAGCCGCTCCCGCTTGCCGGCGAGCTCGATCTCGATGGTCTTGCGCGTTTTCATGTGGTCGTGTCCTCCTTACCAGTCGTCGAAGGCGCTGGAGCTGCTGCGCTTGGTGCGCGCCCGTCGCTGCGGCGCCGGTTTTGGCTGTTCCTCGAGGCCGCGCAGGCGGCGCTCGACTGCATCCATGTCGGGGTTGATGATCTTGAGGCCGGCGTTGGCGTAGTCCCGGCAGTCGAGGGCCTCGTTGCGGTTGTGGCCGGGCAGCTTCTCCCACGTCCAGCGGTCGCCCCGCCGGGTGCTGGTGAGCACCAGCTTCTCGGAGAGCAGGCCGTTGAAGTAGTTGAGGTCGTAGCCGGCGTCGGGGTGCCGGTTGAAATGGGAATATTTCGGGCCGGGCTCCTGCACCTTCAGGCCGGCCATGATGGCGGCCTTGCCGGCGTCGACGCCGATGGTGTAGAGCCAGCAGGTGATCTTCTTGTTGTCCCGGATCGGCACCTTGGTCGGCGGGGAGACGTAGGGGATCCCGTCGCCGCCCTTGCCCTTGATGGCAAACACGCGCTTGCCCTGTCGGGCCCGGCACGCCTCGTACACTTCTTGGGTGAAGTGGCCGCCGGAGTCGACGCAGGTGATGGAGATCTTCAGGCCCCGGCCGTTCTTGAACTTGTAGACATGGTCGACGACATCGTCGAGCCGCTGCCAGACCTCGGGGGTGTCCGGCCGGCCCATGATGTAGCCCTTGACGATGCCCCAGTTTTCGCCGTACTTGCCGTGGCCGACGACCTCATACTCGAGGCGGTTGTCCTGTGTGTCCACGCCGCAGGTGAGCACCAGCACGCCGTCGGGCAGCTCCACGGGGGTGCCGTCCGGGCGTGTGCCGTAGTCCTCACGGCGGGCGAGCATGGTGTCCTCGTCCTCGAGGTCGCCGCGATCCTCCCATAGCTGGCCGAGCAGGGTGTTGTAGACCACCTTGAGCCGCTGCGGGTCGTTCTTGGCGTCGAGGAACTTTAGGACGATCTTCTCCCACGGAGTCCACGGGGAGCTGAAGGCGTTGAGCCAGAACGAGCGGACGCCCTTTTTGTAGGCGTCGGGGTTTTCTGCGATCCACTTGGCCGGCTGCCGGCGCATGGTCTCCTCGGGGATCAGGCAGCCGCAGGCAGGACAGGCCCACGAGACGCCGCCCTTCAGGCTCCAGACCTTTTTGCCGCGCACGCGCTTGGCCTCGGGCTCGAAGTGGATGGCGTCAAACACGATCTCGCTGTACTCGCCGCACTCGGGGCAGCGGTGGCACCAGCGTTCCTGTGTGCCTTGGTAGAAGCTGGTCTCGATGTTGCTGGCGCCCTTGATGGTCGGGGTCGAGACCTCGACGGCCTTGGCGTTGTAAAAGGTCGCCTGACGGGCCTCGGCCAGCGCCCACGGGTCGCCCTCGGTGCCGGCGCTCGTGGCCCAGCGGTCACGCTCGTCGCCGAT